CAATTAGCTTTGGCTAAGAAATTCAAATTAACCCCAGAGCAATACGCTATGGAATTAACGAAAGTACAGGAGTCACAAAATGGCTGATACAAGAATTCCCCGTGAAGTAAGCAATCGTCAACAATCAGAGCGTCCAAAAACATGGCGACCACCTGAGTTGTTACCAGAACCAGACAAACAAGCTGGATTTGCTTATCGTTGGATTAGAACTTCAATGCTTAACAATGCGGACCCACGCAATGTCTCATCTAAATTGAGAGAAGGCTGGGAACCTGTGACGATTGAGGAACAACCTAAATTTAAACTATTAACCGATCCAACCAGCCGTTTTGAAGGCAGTATTGAGATTGGTGGCTTATTGTTATGTAAGGCCCCTGAAGAGTTGGTACAGCAACGTATGGAGTATGAAAATAACCAAACAGCTCAACAGGCCGAAGCAGTTGATAATAGCTTCATGCGTCAGAACGATGCCCGTATGCCTCTTTTCTCTGAGAAGAAATCAACGGTCACATTTGGCAATAAATAAACTTTTTTAACTTAGGAGTACAATATGGCTTATCCAGTCATTTCCGCACCTTATGGTTTTAAAGCACTGAACCTTATTGGTAGTCAAGTGTTTGCTGGTGGTACACGTCAATACACCATCCAAAACAACTACAATACCAATATCTTCTTTGGTGACTTTGTAACTGTAACGAACGGCTTAGTAACATTAGCACAAGTAACTTCATCTACATCTGGTAAACAAACCATCGGTGTATTTGCTGGTTGCTCATTCACTAACCCAGTAACAAAACAAAAAACATTCAGCCAATACTACCCAGCTAATACAGCTGCTGGTGATATTCAAGCATTCATTGTTGAAGATCCAGATACAGTATTTAAAGCTGCAATGGTAACTGCTAACGGTGGTTCAGTTTTAGCTTCAGCTTCACAAGCTATCGTTGGTCTTAACTTAGCTGGTTCATACCAAGCTGGTAACACATTGAACGGTGACTCATTGAACGGTTTAGTTGCTCCTACAGCAACACCATCAACAGGTCTTCCATTCCGTGTATTGGCTCTAGTTCCTGATACAGCAACTGCTGTTTCTGCAACTGGCGGTAACGCAAGCACTCCAGGTACAACTATCACATTGACAGGCACAGGTCTTCCTGCTGCTATTCCTCAAGGTGCTGACGTTGCATACTTGTTGAACGGTCAATTAGTTCAAACTGGCGCTTTCGTAGCTAACTCAGGTGGTTATTCAACAGGTACTACTTCTATCACTACTGATAAGAACGTAAGTATTCCTACTGGATCAACCGTTGTATTCACATCATACCCAGAAGTTCTTGTAAAAATTAACTTCGGTATCCATAACTACTACGCAGCTTAAGGAGTAATTTAATATGGCTATCTCTCGTGCACAATTATTGAAAGAGCTATTACCAGGCCTTAACGCTTTGTTTGGTTTGGAATATGCCCGTTACGGTGAAGAACACCGTGAAATCTACGAAACTGAAACCTCAGAACGTAGCTTTGAAGAAGAAACAAAGCTATCAGGCTTCTCAGCAGCACCTGTTAAAAACGAAGGCTCAGCCATCGCTTATGACAATGCTCAAGAAGCTTGGACAGCCCGATACAACCACGAAACTATCGCTCTTGGTTTCAGCTTAACTGAAGAAGCGATTGAAGATAACTTGTATGACTCATTGTCAGCACGTTACACAAAAGGTTTGGCTCGTGCTATGGCTTACACTAAACAAGTTAAAGCAGCAGCTGTTCTTAACAACGGCTTCAACGGTGCTTACACTTATGGTGACGGTCAACCTTTGTTCTCTACAGCTCACCCACTAGTTAATGGCGGTACTAATGCTAATACACCATCAACTCCAGCTGACTTGAACGAAACATCATTGGAAAATGCTGTTATTCAAATCGCAGGTTGGACTGATGAACGTGGTCTTTTGATCGCTGCTCGTCCTAAGAAATTGGTTGTGCCACCAGCTCTTCAATTCGTAGCAACTCGTTTGCTTGAAACTGAATTGCGTGTTGGTACAAACAACAACGATATCAATGCTATTAAGAACAATGGCGCTGTACCAGAAGGTTATACAATTAACCACTTCTTGACAGCTACTAACGCATGGTTCTTGACAACTGATGTACCAAACGGCTTGAAACACTTCGTTCGTACACCATTGCAAAACAGCATGGATGGTGACTTTGATACAGGTAATGTACGTTATAAATCACGTGAACGTTACAGCTTCGGTGTATCAGATCCACTAGGTATCTACGGTTCTTACTAAGCCGCAGTAATAAAGAAGCCCGACCCTAAAAAGTTGGGCTTTTTTTTATTAAAAGTATTTGTTTTATATTGTATTTGTAGTAAACTTAAACTATCTGGGATTCCGCTTTTGCCGCCACTGCCCCAGCAGACGATGCAACGATTGGTAAAAGCTCTTTTGCATAAGGAAATATATTATGGGTCGCTCTACTTTTGACGGTCCGATTTTATCGGGCGATAACCGTTTTGGTCCACAACGTGATGTTGGGTACGCAGAATTGGTTCAACAAGCATTTATTGATTTTGCTGTTACAACTCCACAAACTCTTGGTTATTCAGGTGGTTCTGGTGTATTTGTTACATCAAATGGCATTCCAAACGGCGCAGCTACAATTTATACACCACAAGGTGGTAACTATAGCAGCACAGGTCCTACAGCAGCTTCAGCGCCTACAGCTGACGCAACTGGTACAATTTACCGTGGTGTTGTATTCCTAATCCCACAAGGTTCAAACATTACTGACGTATACGTTGATGTTGGTGCTATGCCATCTGATGGCACACATACAGTAACTTCAATCCAACCATATATCTCTAATAACTTTGCTACAACTACTGGCGTATACGGCACAATGGCTGCTATTACTTCAGCTGGCCGTGGTACAGCAACATTTACAGGTACACAATTAGACTATGCAAATGGTACATTGCAAGACGTACAAAACTTGCAACCAGGTACACAACCTTCATGGTTCTCACAAGTTGTTGTAACAGTTAAAATGACTGTAGCTTCATTGACAGCTCCAACATCAGGTCAAATGAACATTACATTGCGTTATGCTCAACAAGACTTGAACATTGGTAACGGCACAACATACCCATACGGTAACTTTGACTAATTAATCTAAGGGGACTTCGGTCCCCTATTATCAATTCAGGAGATTAATTATGACAATGCAATATGACGTAAAAGCTGCCTATGCTGGTACTTTTCCTGCTCAATTATATACAGGCCGTGCAAGGCTAAAACAAGCAGTATTTGTTGGTACTGGTACTGCAGGTACAGTTACTTTTTATGATGGTACAGATAATACAGGTCCTATCCTGTGGCAATCTAAAACTAGCTCAGGTGTTCAGCCATTCCAAGTTATTATTCCTGGTGAAGGAATTTTGGCTTACAACGGTATTTATGTTGCAGTTACTAATGTAACATCTGTTTCTATTTGTTACGGCTAGGTGATATATGAGTGTTCCTGCTGAATTAGAAACCGCTAGAGAGTTGGCCACACATGCTAATGAAATCAAACATTTACAAGCAGATATGGACAAAATGGTTAAAGATATGCAAGAAATTAAAGATACACTTGCAAAAATTAATGATACATTGTCAGCTGCTCACGGTGGTTGGAGAATGCTACTTGCCGTTGGCAGTGCCGCTAGTATTGTTGGCGGATTAGTAGCTTGGTTTATTGAACATGCAAGCAAATAATTATGCCTAGCAAATCTAAAGCACAACATAACTTGATGGAAGCGGTAGCTCATAGCAAATCTTTTGCTAAAAAAGTTGGTATTAAACAATCCGTAGGTAAAGAATTTGCAGCTGCAGACAAAGGTAAAACTTTTAAATCTGGTGGGTTATATGCAAACATTCATGCTAAGCAAGAGCGTATTGCTAAGGGCAGTGGTGAAACAATGCGTAAACCTGGTTCTAAAGGTGCTCCTACAGCCAAGGACTTTAAAGAGTCAGCTAAAACAGCAAAGATGGCTAAGGGTGGTGTATCACTATCAGTAGGTCGTGGTGAAAAGTTACCTGTATCAAAAGGTGCTGGACTTACTGAAAAGGGCAGAGCAAAATACAATCGTGAAACAGGTAGTCATCTTAAGGCTCCACAGCCAGAAGGTGGCCCACGTAAGAAATCATTCTGTGCACGTATGTCAGGTATGCCAGGACCAATGAAAGATGAGAATGGCAAGCCAACACGCAAAGCAGCATCATTAAAAAGGTGGAAATGTTAATGAAACACGATGATATTAAAGAAGATAAAAAGCTCATTAAAAAGGCTTTTGGCATGCATGATAAGCAATTGCATGAAGATAAACGTACTGATCTATCAAAACTTAAACAAGGTGGAAGCGCTATGAAACGCAAACAAATCAATCCAGCTATGGCACTTATGGCTGCAAAAGCACTTGGCGCTCAACAAGCTCCAGTTAATCCAATGGCAGCAATGGCCCCAGCAGGCGGTGCTCCAGTTCCAGGTATGAAGAAAGGTGGTAAAGCAATGGCTAAGGAAACAATGGGTCCTAAAACTATGGCAGAAGACGTAGAAAAAGGCTCTAACAAACTAACTAAATTCGGTCAATCAGCTGTTCAAAAACGTGGTTTAACACGTGGTAAGAACCTTGGTGATTCAGGCCCTACAGTTGCACCAAAGAACATGGCTAAAGGTGGTTCAGCATCTAGCCGTGCAGATGGTATTGCATCTAAAGGTAAGACTAAAGGTAAATGGTGCTAAATCATGGGCATTTTAGATAAGATTAAAGAAGGCATTGAAGATTTCACGGGTGGTAAGTGGAAAAACATGTCTGATTATGAAGCTGAAGCAGCTGCTAAAAAAGCACCTAAAGCTGTCATTAAGAAGACTGAAATCATTGCTGCACCTGAAGATGACTTCCCAGCGACAGATTCTAAAGGTAAATATCTAAAACCTACAGTACCAACAACTATGAAAAAAGGTGGCATGATTGACCATGTAGAATACACTAAAAAATCAGCTGGTGGCACACATCATTCTGATATCTACAAAAAGCATGCTGGTGGGCACAAAGTTCATAATGAACATATCAAATCGTTTGGAAAGAAATAATCATGGCTAAAAAAGACCCAATGGTATTTAGTGATGTTAAGGGCAACCTTAAAAACATTGAGAATTTACATAGAAATTACTATAAAGACGTTGATAGAAGTAGCACAGGCTATGAATCAGGTCCTAATTATAGAAGTAAAGATACTGAAGAATTTATTTTAAATACTCCTAACCAAGAAGCTAAAGAAATTGGTGCACGAGTAAAAGGTAATTTGCTTGCTAATGAAGATGCTAAAAAATATGCACCTGATTTAAATGCAGGTAATCAACCTGTAAAAGGTGGTTACAAAAAAGGTGGTTTTGTACATGCTAAAGATGCTATGGCTAAACACTCAGGTGGTTTTAAACATCATATGGATGGTATGAAACAACACGCTGCTGGATTTAAACCACATCATGAACATGTTAAAACCATGTGTGGTGGCGGAATGTCTAAAGGCAAAAAATAACATGGGCGGTGCTGCAGCAGCATTTCAAAAGAATGGCAATACAGGTGCTCAATCTTCTGCGCCTGCGCCATCTTACGGTAGTCAACCATCTTATGGTTTTCAGCCGTATGGAAATAACTTTGCTCCTAATCCTCAAGGATATAGCCAGCCACAAGTATATGGGCAGCAACAAAGTAATCCAACACCACCACCGTATCAGCCATTTAATCTAGCGTTTAGTAATAACTATAACGTTCAAAGCCCAGATCAAGTGACTACACCATATGCGCCTATCGGTTCATTTGGTGGTCCTGCTTCATACGGAATGGGTCCTGGTAATGCTGGTTTTGGTTTTGGCAATGGTGCAACTAGAGTTCCTGATACTGATATACAAACTGCTGGTCAATTTAATCCAAGCGCTATGCAACCACAAATGGGCAATCAGACTCAAATGAATACACCACAAGGTGGCTTGCCAATGTTTGAAGGACAAAAAGATCGTTGGGGCAATCCAATGAATGCAAATCCAGCAACTACTGCTCAAGTGGCACCAAATACATCAAACACTACTACAGGATACGTATAATGAGAGCTTCTCGTGGAATGGGTGATATTAACCCAAGCAAAATGCCAGGTAAGAAAATTATTCATCGTAAAGACCATCCTCAAGATGTAGAAGTGTATAAAAAGGGTGGTTGGATTAGTAATGCTATTCGTAAGCCTAATGCACTTCATGAAGAGTTAGGTGTACCTAAAGGTGAAAAGATTCCAGCTAAAAAGCTTGCTAAAGCCGCAAAAGCCTCAGGTAAATTAGGCAAACGTGCTAGACTAGCAGAAACTTTAAAAGGTTTAAAATAATGGAAATCTACTGCGGATTTGAATTTATCAGTGGTTTTATGATTGGTTTTGAATTTGCAGAAGATGAAACCATTAATTACATCATCATTGACCTTGGCATTGTACGTATTAACATAAATTGGGATAAGTAATGGCTGTTACCACAGGAACATCATCATTCAATTTAAATATGAATGATTTAATTGAAGAAAGTTTTGAACGTGCTGGTATTGAGTTACGTTCAGGTTATGACTTTAGAACCGCTAGACGTAGCATTAACTTGCTGACGATTGAATGGGCTAATCGTGGCATTAACTTGTGGACGATTGAAGAAGGTCAGATTCCTATGAATACTAACCAAGTCAAATATCCATTGCCTGTTGATACTATTGATTTATTAAGCCAAGTAATCCGTACGGGAACGCTACAGAATCAAGTTGATATCAACATTAATCGTATCTCTGAGGATACGTATTCAACCATACCAAATAAACTCGCTGTAGGCCGTCCTATTCAAGTTTGGATTGATCGTCAGTCAGGTAATGTAAACCCTACGACATCAACACTTATTGGCAATACAGTGGCAGGTAATATTAGCGCAACAGACACAACTATTACGTTAAGCGATACATCTAATATTGCAGCATCTGGTTATATTACGATTGATAGTGAAACCATTTACTATCCTAACGTAAGTCAAACAGGTAATCAGTTATTAAATTGTTATCGTGGACAAAATGGTACGACTGCTACATCGCATAATGCAGGTGCAGCAATATCAGTGCCTCAACTTCCAAATATAAACGTATGGCCAGCGCCACAATCACCAGGCAATCAATATACATTTGTGTATTGGCGTTTACGTAGGATTCAAGATGCTGGGACTGGTGTCATTATTAATGATATTCCATTCCGTTTTATCCCTGCGATGGTAGCAGGATTGGCTTATTACATTTCTGTTAAGTCACCTAACGTTGATCCTAACCGTATTGCTATGCTTAAAGCAGACTATGAACAACAATATGATTTAGCAGGACAAGAAGACCGTGAAAAGGCACCATTACGTTTTGTGCCTCGTAACATGTTTTACTCAAGGTAACTATGGCTACCAAGTATTCTAGTGGCAAACACGCAATTGCAGAGTGTGATATTTGTGGACAAAGATATAAGTTAAGGGAACTAAAAAAACTTACTATTAAAACCAAGTTGGTTCCAATTAAAGCATGCCCTGAGTGTTGGAATCCTGATCAGCCACAGCTTCAATTGGGGATGTATCCTGTTAATGACCCACAAGCTGTACGTGAACCTCGTCCAGATGTGAGTTATCAAGTATCAGGAACTACTGGATTGCAAACAAATCCTTATGATCCTACAGTAACTAATACAGATGCTTATGGATACTCACAGGATGGTAGTAGGCAGATTCAATGGGGCTGGGCACCAGTAGGTGGTGCAAGCACATTTGATACAGTATTAACACCAAATTACTTGATACCAGTAGTGTTAATTGGTACAGTA